GCGGGCTCCAAGGGCCATTCCGGCGGCTTCATCCGGCACTCGGTGTTCGGCAGGCTCTGCAATGTGTATCCGAGTCTGCGGCTCTTCTCGCTGTTCGGGTCCTTGGCCGGCCCGGAGCGTACTCGTTTGCCTCCACTTGGCATGATGTTCACCTCTCGTCATGGCCTTGCGCCCTAGCGACAGATCGACGAGACCGCCCTCGCGGCGGCCCGCCAGCGATGTTTGAACCCTGCGCACCCGACAGACAGCTCACCGGCGGTTCAGGCAGGGGTGGTCGATACCCCACCCCCCTGGGTGTTGCCGGTCGTTTTTTTACTGTTTGGTATTGAAGCCTGCTGGTCTTGTTCTGCCGGTTTTCACGTCGTGGCATTGTTTGCACAATCCTCGTCCGAACTTCGGGTCGTTCGGATTGAGTCGCATGTCTATGAGTTCGATTCGCTCGTATGGATAATGATCCGCGATTGTGCTTGGTTTTCCGCAGAGCCCCTTGTGTTTGCCGCAGCCTCCGTGCTCGGGGTCGCCGGGGCATGTGCAGTATGGGTCTCGTGCGAGCACCTGCCTGCGAAACGATTGATGTCCCTTGGTGTTGTATGGGTTGCGTCCACGGGTACGGGTGCGGTCCCGTTGGGCTCGGGTGCAGGCGTCGCATTTGCGTGCCGGTGTCTCGATGAGGTTCGGACATCCGGGTGTCGAGCAGACTCGCCAGCTCATGTGTGCCTCGCAGTCATTGTGTCCGTTGGCGTGTCTTGGTGTCCTCGGCTTGCATATCTATAGTTATTGTGTTACTATAGATATGTCAGCCAAGGAAAGGAGGTGAACATGGAACAGATCGCGGAGCTGCTCAAGGCCATCGGAGAGTTCCTCTCCGGATTGGGTGCGGCACTCGCACCCATCGCCGCCGTGGCCGTCGCATTGATTGCGAAGAGCAAGCCGCGAAAGCCGCTGAACAGACGGCGCAAGCGGTAACAAGAGCCGTGGATTCCGGATAATCGTACTATCCAGAGCCACGGCTCCACTCCCAACTATTCCATGGAACATCATGAACGGCAAGATAGGAATCATCGCACTCATGTTCGGAGTCGTCAGCCTCGCGCTGGCCATCGCATCCCAGAGCGTACCGGCAGGTGTGTTCGGAATGTGCTCGGGCGTGCTGGGTTATCTGGCAGGAAGGGCAAGCAATGGCGACTGAATATCTCGGCGTCAAACAGGTCGCAGAACGCCTTGGCATCACCAGTGGCGGCTTGCTCAACCTCAAGCTCCCTGAGCCCGACGCCACGATAGGGCGCACGCGCGGCTGGTTGCCTGAGACCATCGATGAATGGAACGCTCAACGTCCGGGACGTGGTGTCGGAGGGGGGAGACCACGCAAAAACAAAGCATAGATACGCGAAAACCCAGCCACATGAGCTGGGTTTTTCGACACTAATCCACTGACATTATGCGGTCACAGTCAGCTCTTTGTCAAGTCCGCCACTGATGACGAGCCGGTAGACGCTGCTGTATGAAATGCCTTGGGGCGTGACATCAAGCTTGCCTCGGGATTTCCACACGGTGAGCGTATGCCTTTTGACGGTGATTCCCGCGTCCGTGAACACCTTGGCTATCTCAGCCGCAGACCCGCGCCTGGAATCATCCCAACACAACGTCTTGAGCCTACGCAGTTTAACCGTCTGCGCTCGCTGTTCCCTCCCGCAGGCCGGGCATGTCACCCACTGGTCTGCTGCCCCAGCGGTGAGCATGGTCTCGCATAGTTCGCAGGTTCCTATCTCGCGGCGTTGCTCCGGCGGGTCCAGCGCAGCATCGACTTTGCGGGCGATGCCGTCAACGACGTGCATGTAGAAGCCCGCGTCCGCGAACGTGGCGAGCCTAGGATGGCCTGCGCATGCGATGAGCGTGGCCTCGAGGTCCTCCATGCGTGGATCCTTGCGCCAGTCCAGGGCGTCGATGCCGTCGAGGCAACGCCATAGTTCGCGGACTGAGGCGTCGAGCATGTCAATCAGGTCGAGCACGTCCAAGCGTATCGGTGTCGGGGGAGTGGCGGTCTGGATGCGCACGGGCGAATGCCCTCCCGGATGCAATGTCGCGTCGAGGCTGTCATGCAACGGCGTGACATCACGCGCCAAGCGCAATAATGTGCCTGCGAAGCGCATCTCGCACGTCTCGCACAGCGAACACCCCTCTTCGGTCATCGTCCTGCAGTTCTGGCAGTTCATGCTGAGCCCCTTCCGGCTGGTCGGCTAGAATAATGCTTGGATCTCATCGCCCTGGCCGACCTTGTTGGTTGGGGTTTTCTCATGTTTGAGCTGGCTGTATGGCATATTCCAGATGCGTTTGAATTCGGCTATCTCCTGTTTCGATAGTTTCGGCCCGCCCCACGGTTTGCCCGGCGAACGCTCCCTTTTCGGCGGCGTGAACGGTTTGACGCTCACCCGAGCCAAATGGCACGTGTGACCGGCGAGGTATTGGCCGTCCGGCCTGATGCCCGCGCTACCGCTCACGCTGCGCAACAACGGGTGGCCGACCGAAGGCAGCCATGTGACGCGCGTCAACGGGCGGCCGAGGATTATCGCCACGGTCAGGTCGTCATCCTCCACACACCCGTAATCCCACGACTCCCACACGGTTTCCCGATCCTCGATGACGTACAGGCCGCACCCCTCGCAGACGGTGACAACGAGGGGACTCGTTTTCGGGATGAACGCGCGAAGCCATGCTGGTTTGCGTTCACGGGCGCGTGGCCTGCTCACTCCTCCATTGCCTTTCTTCTTGCCGCGTCGAACGCGATTCTGATGATGTTCTCCATCCACGCGCCGGGGAGCGTGATGAACTTTCTGGTTTCGGCCATGGCGGCGGCAATCTCCTCTTCGGTGATTTCGCGTGACGCTCCGGCCTTGTATCCTTGTCCCCAAGCCCACTGCAGGCCACTGTCGATGTACGACGGGTCACGCTGCTTCTGCGCCTCGATTTCACTGCTGATGATGCTCATTCGTTTCCCCCCGTTTCATTGTTGATTGCCGTTTCGATTCGTATGCACAGGTCGAGCGCCTCCTGCCATCCGGCCTGGTAGCCGATGACGAATGCCTCGGCCGGGCTGTCATTGCCCAAGCCCGCTACCGCCAATGCGTTGAGCGCCTGCTGGATGACGTCAATCGGTTCGGCCATGATTCGCCTTCCTGTGCTCATGTTCCTGTTTCCATACGGAGTGGTGTGAAAGGAACATTTTGAGAGTGCTAACCGGCTCCCAGAATTCGGTTCGCGGGTCGTAGCACCACCATTGGCTGCAGATTGGGCAACGGTAGTAGCAGCCGGGGCCGTGCGGGTCGCATCGTTGGCTCATGATTCCTCGCTTTCGGTCGTGTAACAGTTCGCGTCGAGCCAGTCGGCGATGGTTCGAAAGTCCTTGGCCCACTGAATCCGCGTCTGGCGTTCCCGCTCGTCCTTGGGGATTGGCTTCGGAATGTCAAAATCGAGTACCGAGTATTCGGATTGTTTTAGGAAATGGCTGCGGGCTGGTCTGCCTCGATGCTGAGGGACTTGCTTGTAGTTGACGATTTGGAGGATGTGCAGCATCTCCAATGCCTTGGCCGGGTCGAAGTTCGGAGTGTCGGGATTGTCGTCGAACCGCTGACGCAGGTCGGGCACTGTGCCTTCGCCGTTGCCGAGTTCCCATGCGGTCTCTTCGATTTGCTCTCTGAATGTGAGTGCCATTTTGGGCTCCTTTGGTTTGGGAAAATCTAGTGTCGTTGAGGGGTGTTTTTGGTCTTTCCGGAGGGGCGAGCCGTAGTTTTTCCCACACCCGGACACACACGTAGTGTGTCCGGGGAGTGTGGGGAAAAACTAGACTCGATGGCTCAGTTTTTCCGGGAAAAACTCGGAAAAACTGGGAAAAACGGGAAAAACTAGATTTCGAGGTGGTTTTCGTCATCCAATTCACTCGCCTCCTCCCTGCTCATACGGTCCACATAGGCGTCGGATTTCGGGTCGTCTATCTGCCGGTACGGTCGGACGGATTTGAATATCGAACGATTGTTGCGTCCAGAGCGGTTCGAGACGAAACCCTCCTGCAGGAGCAGGCTCACGGCTTTGCTCATGACGGCGGTACGCGCTCCGGAACCGTCTTCCTTCAGTGCCTTGAACAGTTCGGACTGGTTCGGTTCTTCGAGTGAGTCCTCCAGCATGCGGCTGATGCGTTCCATCAGTCCGGTGGGTCGGAAGTCGTCGCGTTTCGCCTGTCGGTCTTCGCTGGGCATCATGTTGGGGCGTGCGATGGTGACGCGCATGAGTTTCGGGTCCGTGGAGTTGATTTCGATGCGTGCGGCTTCGCGCAGGTGGCTGCCGTTGCTGCTCCAGCTGACGGCGCAATGCTCCTCGATCTCGCTGATGCGGTCCTTGCCTGATTTGATGACGATGGTGCCGCGCACGCCCTTGCCGACGGGTTTGGTCATGTCCACGCTGTAGCTGATGCCGTCGATGAGGGCGAGTTTTTGCATCGAGCCGCCGGCGTAGCGGCCCCGGTTGTCCTTGCTTTTGACGACGTGGTCGATGAGTACGACCGCTGGCCCACAGGCGCTGATGAGTCGTGGCATGGTGTTGTACCAGGCGGCGATGTCGTCACCGCTG